AAACGCCTGTATGAAGACTTTAGCTTTTACGCCAATGCAGCACTTAAGATCCGCACCAAGCAAGGCGACATAGCTCCCCTCAAACTCAAGCCAGCCCAAGAGATCCTAGATGATGCTGTCTGCAAACAGATGGCTGACGAGGGCAAGGTGCGCGTGATTATCCTTAAAGCTCGCCAGCAAGGCCTAAGTACCTACGTTGGCGGCTACTTGTATTTCGCTGTGTCTCAGAGGGCAGCATGTAAGTCTCTGGTGATTACTCACCACGCAGACTCCACCCGTGCGCTCTTTGATATGACCAAGCGTTACCATGAGAACTGTCCAGACATCTTGAAGCCCCACACAAAGTATTCTTCTAGACGAGAGCTTTCATTCGATGTCCTGGACAGTTCTTATGTGGTTGCTACGGCTGGTGGTGAGGCTGTTGGTCGAGGGGAAACCCTGACACATGTTCACGCATCAGAGATTGCCTTCTGGCCCAAGAGCACAGCCCAAGAGAACTGGAACGGCCTGACACAGGCTGTCCCTAATGCCCCCGGCACAGCTGTCTTTGTCGAAAGTACAGCCAATGGTGTCACGGGTATCTTTTATGACCTCTGGAAGGGTGCTGTTGATGGTTCTAATGGATATATACCAGTGTTTATACCTTGGTATGTAGACCCAGAGTATCGGGAGAACGTCCCAGAGAACTTTGAGCGCACCCCAGAAGAAGAAGACTTGGTCGAGCAGTATGACCTAGACGATGAGCAGCTGATGTTCAGACGAAGGAAGATTGCACAGAACGGCTTGGATCTCTTTAGACAGGAGTACCCTGCAGAGCCCGAAGAGGCCTTCCTGACCACTGGTCGCCCTGTGTTTAACCCAGAGCTCCTACAGAAGCGCATCTCAAACACTGAGGACGTCAAGCAGCGTCTGGCATTAGAGGCCGAAGAGTGGCTGGAGAATGCCAGGGGTGAGCTAACGACCTACAGACCCCATGACCCAGGCGAGCTCTATGTCATAGGTGCCGATGTCGCTATGGGCGTCCGGGGTGGTGACTACAGTGTCGCTCAGGTCCTCGATAGCAAGAAGCGTCAAGTCGCAACATGGCGTGCTCATGTCCACCCAGACCACTTTGCTACGGTCCTCTATCACTTAGGTGAGTACTACAATGAGGCCCACATTGTTGTCGAGAATAACAGCCACGGCATTCTAACGTGTACCAGGTTGGGTAAGGATATGGCCTATCCAAACTTCTACACCGAGGTCCAAGTGGACAAGCTTACAGATCGAGAGACGATCAAGCTTGGGTTCACTACGACAGCCAAAACCAAGCCCCTAGTCATCGATCAGTTGCGTGCGGAAGTGCGTGAAGGAAAGATCGAGCTCAACGACAAAGTAACGATACGAGAGATGCTGACATACATCGTCACAGAAAGCGGTTCTATGGAAGCTGAACCCGGTTGTTTTGATGACTGTGTCATGTCTCTCGCCCTAGCCAACCACGTACACCAGGGAGCCTGGGAACCAATAGAGAGTGGCGATGAATTTTACATTGAAATGGTCTAATCATGAATAAAGATGAATACACTAAGCTGGATGACGATAAGATCGTCACGATACTTGATGACAACATCAGACGCAGCGTAGGCTATTATGATTCACAGATCTCTAGAGAGCGTAAGCGTGTCGTAGACTTCTACAATGCCTCACTCCCTAGGCCAGCACATGATGGCAACAGCAAATATGTCTCTATGGATGTCTATGATGCTGTAGAAAGCATGAAGGCAGCGCTGTTGGAAACATTCAGTACGGGATTCCGTACGGTTCGCTTTGCAGCCCAGTCTCAAGAAGACGTCCCCCTGGCCGAGATTAGCACCAGCTATTGCGACTACGTGGCAAACCGCCAGAACAACCTTTACAACACGATGAACACCGTCATCCACGATGGTCTTGTGGCTCGCGTTGGTATTGCAAAGGTATTCTGGGCCACACAGGAAGACAGCCACCTAGAGACCGTCTCAGACCTTACTGAGGAAGAGCTTGATACTCTGCTTGCACAAGACAACGTAGAGATCGAGGAGATCGAAGAGGATGCGCTGGGCCTATACTCAGGTGAACTGCGTGTCTTTGAAGATACCAGCCAAGTTATCATCGAGGCTGTAGCCCCTGAGGAGTTCCTGATTGAGCCACAGAGTAAGGATCTGGAGTCAGTATGCTTCTGTGCTCAGGGGACCACCAAGACGATCTCAGAGCTACGTGAGATGGGCTACGACGAGGACATCATCAGTAAGATCGGTGACCACGAAGACGTAGACATGGAGACAGATCCAGAGGTCCTCAGCCGCCACGAAGAGATTGGCAGTGACCGTGGTTTCAACACCAAAGGCTATCAAGATCAGGTGCGCTCTGTGACTGTCTACGAAGCATACATAATGCTGGACAAGGAAGCGACAGGAACTGCCGAGCTCTACCGGGTTATCAAGGCTGGCAATGTGGTTCTGGAGTGTGAACTGGCAGATCGTAAGCCATTCATCCCGTTTATCCCACTACCCATCCCGCACGCCTTCTTTGGTAATAACTTTGGTTCCAAGGTTGTTCCAATCCAGAATGCTCGGACGGTGCTGACCCGGTCGATCCTCGATCACGCCATGATAACCAACAACCCACGCTACACAGTAGTCAAAGGTGGTCTTACGAACCCACGCGAGTTGATAGACAACCGAGTAGGCGGGGTGGTCAATGTATCACGCCCTGATGCAATCAACCCGATGCCCCAGGCACCTTTGAACCCGTTTATCTTCCAGACCATCCAGATGCTCGATGATGACAAAGAGGACACCACAGGCGTCTCCCGTCTATCTCAGGGCCTCAACAAGGATGCCATCAGTAAGCAGAACAGTGCGGCTATGGTGGAACAGCTGGCGACTATGTCTCAGCAACGCCAGAAGATCATTGCACGTAACTTTGCGAACAACTTCTTAAAACCTCTGTACCAGCGCATCTACCAGCTGGTCGTGGAGAATGAGTCTGAAGATAAGGTCGTTGAGATTGCTGGTCAGTTTGTACCAGTGAGCCCAGGACAGTGGCGCAGCAAGCGTGATGTCGTGGTTGAGATGCACCTTGGCTACGGTGAGCAAGAACAAGAGGCTCAGAAGTACCTGGCGCTGCATACGTTGATGGTAGGGGATCCAAACCTGTCTTCTATGTATACACCACAGAACCAGTACAAGCTGATGACCCATGTAATGGAGAACAATGGCATCAAGAACGTCAATGACTACCTGACGCCACCAGATCAGCTACCAGAGCAACAGCCTGACCCAGCACAAGAGATGCAGCAACAGGCGGCAATGAAACAACTAGAACTCCAAGAGCGTCAGACAGCCGTGGCTGAGATGAAGGCTCAGATGGATGCCCAAATCGCCCAGATGAAACTACAGCTGGAACAGATGAAGGCAGAGCGCAACTTTGCAATCCAGAGCGACAGCATGGATCTCAAAGAAGCACAGCTAGAGCACAAGCAATACGTTGACGGTGAAGAGCTAGAGATAGCGAAGACTGCCGATGATGTACGTGCGATAGCATCACCAACGGGCTAACGCCCATTTTCCCCTAAGGAGAGCAAATGACTACTCAAGAAGAGCAACTAGTGCAGTTCGGTGATGACGCTGAGGCGTTATTGTCAACTGATGCATTCGACCGTGTAATCAACGGACTTGTCGAGTCCACCTTCCAAGCTTTTGTTAACTCAAAGCCCGAAGATGGTGACAAGCGTGAGCGCACGTTTACCCACTACAGAGCATTGGTCGATGTAGTGAACACACTGAAGCAGCAAGTGTCCGTCCGTGACGAGATCCTTGCCAAAGGCGACAACAGCCAAGAGGAAGCATAGGACCATATGAGTAACGTCCAAGATACCGCCCCTCAGATGCGAGCATTAGATTTAGATGATGCCGCAGATGCCATCCTAGACCGCTGGACAGACGGTGAAGACCTATCTGAAGAAAGTGATGAACTAGAGGCGACAGACAGCACCCTCGAAGAAGAGACTAATGAGGATGATCTGTCTGAAACTGACGAAGACGAAGACTACCAAGAGATCGAAGAAGAAACTGATGAGGACCCTGATAGTTCCGATGAAGACGAAGAGGACGACCAAGAAGAGGATCAAGATGACAATGAAGAGGCTCAAGAAGCAACTCTGTCAGAAGATGCTATGGTCGAAGTCCAAGTTGATGGAGAGAACAAACAGGTATCCGTAAAGGATCTAAAGCGACTCTATGGTCAAGAGGCGTCTTTAACCAGAAAGTCTCAAGAAACCGCTGCCAAACGCAAAGAGGCCGAAGAGGCCTTAAGCACAGCAGACCTACGATACCAAACACATCTGCAACGGGCGCAGGCCCGGTACAAACCTTATTCCGAAGTGGACATGCTGGTCGCTAGTCGTCAGATGACCCAGGAAGACTTCTCTGCTCTACGCAAGGAAGCCAAGGAAGCAGAAGATGACCTCAAGTTCCTATCTCAGGAAGCAGACCAGTTCTACCAAGAGGCCCAAGCACAATCCCGGCAACAACAACAAGCAGCTGCCCAAGAGTGTGTGAAGGTTCTCCAAGAACAGATGCCTGAGTGGGGCAATGAACTGTATAACGACATACGCACATATGCCGTGTCGCAGGGATTACCCTCGGAACAAGTTGATCAGTATGTGGATCCCCAGGTGATCATGATACTGAACAAGGCCCGTCTTTATGATCAAACAAAAGCCTCTGCCTCTGAAAAGAAAGCGAAGGCCAAGGTGATCAAATCCAAGACATCCAAGGGCAAGGTCTTACGTTCAAAGAAAGCACCAGCTTCCGACCAGGAAGTCCGGGTTCGCAAGTCACGCGAAGCCTCAAAGCGTCTAAGGGATAACCCAAGTCGCTCTGGTGATCTCGATGATATCGCAGATGCATTGCTAAGGCGTTGGGAGCAATAATCACTCAGCGAAAGGAGTAGCCCAATGGCTACCTATACTACATACAACCAAGTCGGCCGTGCCGAAGACGTCAGTGATATCATTACCGATATTACACCCACAGACACCCCAATGTTCAGCATGATGAAATCTGAGAAGGTTTCAGCACGTAACTTTGAGTGGCTTGAGGATTCACTGGCTGCAGCGGCTAACAACGCTCAAGTTGAAGGGGCAGATGCTTCAATGGCAACATTGACTGCAGCTACTTCACGCACGAACCAATGTCAGATCCTGCATAAGGCGTTCCAAGTGAGTGCAACAGCTGACGCGATCAAAACCTATGGTAGAGCGAAAGAGACCGCATATCAACTTGGCCGTGCACTCAAAGAAATCAAGCGCGATTTGGAACGGGCTTTGATTGGCGTGGACAACGCTGCAGTAGCTGGCAATGCTTCTACAGCGCGTGAGATGGCTTCGATCTCTCAACAGATCTCAACTACAGTGGACGCGGGTTCTAACTCAACCGATGCGTTGACTGAAGCTAAACTGCTTGAGCTAGGCGAAGACTGCTTCAACAACGGGTCTGACCCAAGTGTACTCATGATTAAACCAGCTGACGCCCAAATCGTTGCTGGCTTTGCGGCATCTTCTGGTCGTAACCGTGAGTTCGCGCAGGGTAAATCCTTGGTGAACGTGATTGATCTCTATGTGTCTCCATACGGAGAATACAAAGTGGTCTTGAACCGCCACCAGTTGACTACACATGCCTTCTTGATCGACCCATCAATGTTCAAGACATGTGTGTTGCGTCCATTCACACGCACACTATTGGCCTCGGCCGGTGACAGCGAGAAGCATTTTGTGGTCGGAGAGTACTCTTGTAAGCACTCTAACTTCTCAGATTCTGGGATGATCACAGGCTTGTCATAAGTCTAAACGAATAGGTCTCGACCTATGAAAGGGCCACCTTAGGCGGTCCCAGGGTTTTTGTTTGCTCTCCTTCCCTGGGCTTCCTTTGGTGGCCCTTTTTCTTTGTCTAAAAGGAAAGCTTAATGTCAGATAAGAAGACCCCCAGCCTACTCGGTGTTCAGACAGAATACTTAGAGAACCTAGGCAACATCATTCAAAAGAACACACAGAACATCACCCAAGACTTCCTAGACGATCTGAAGGACAGTCGTAATGCCTCAGACCATGTCAAAGAGGGTGACTTCATGCGTGTTGCAAGCATCCCTACAGCCGTAGCTGAACAGTGGATGCGCGAAGGCTTCAACATTTGGGAAGCCACAGGACAAGAGATTGTCAAACGCCTCAAAGACCAAGCCCTCGATGGCTTCATGGCAACCAACAAGAGGATCTAACGATGGCATATGGAAAAGGTACATGCAAAACCTGTAAGACCCCCAAGACCTGTGAACTAGCTGGCAAGTGCCTCAAAGAGGGCATGTAGGATGGGTCTCTATGCAAATATCCACGCCAAACGTAAGCGCGGTGAGAGACCCCGGCGCAAGGGTGCCAAAGGTGCCCCCACTGACGCGGCCTTCCGGGCAGCTGCCAAGACAGCCAAGCCAAAGCCAAAAGCAAAGCCCAAAAAGAAAAGGTATGCCTAGATGAACAAAGGTGAAATCAGGGTCCACTTTAAGGCCCTACTTAATCGCACAGACTGCAGTGATACCCTGGCAGACACCTTTATTGACCAAGCTACTGCCAGAATACAAAGGCTTCTCAGAGTACCATCTATGGAGCGTACCTTAGATTATGCTGTGGTTGGTAGCACCAGCTTCATTGTGGTCCCTAACGATCTCCTGGAGATCATCAATGTGTCTTACGCTGGTAATACCTTAGACCGCATACCAAACCGTGAGATGAACGAGCTCATAGAGCTTGGAGAAACTGGATCACCCAGGTTCTTCATGCGTCAACGTGAGAACATCTATCTGTACCCTGTGCCATCCTCTGGGACTGTGCAGCTGGACTACTACAGCACCTTTCCAACTCTAGCCACTGATGCAGACTCTAATACACTTACAGTGATGGGGTCTGATGCTTTGACCTACACTGCGCTGGGGTATGCTTCAGATTACTTCATGGATGAACGTGGGCCCCTGTTTGAACAGAAGGCGTCCCAGTTCATCAGTGAGATCCAGGACCATGCCGACCAGGCAGACCTCTCTGGAACCACACAAGTCATTCGCCCTTCAAGCCTCTACATAGAGTGAAAGATCGATAGTTATGTCCAACTCAAGTTTCTATAGTAATACTGGGATAACCTCAGCTGACGTCTCATCTATTACGAGCGCAAAAGAAGCAGCTGCAACCTCAGAAACTAACGCAGCCACAAGCGCCACTGAGGCGGCTAACAGTGCCACCCAAGCAGCTACCAGTGCCACTAACGCTGCATCTTCAGAGACTAATGTTTCCAACAGTGCAGCCACTGCTACTACGAGTGCAGCCAATGCATCGACCAGTGAAACTAACGCATCTGCATCAGCTGCCACTGCAACTACCCAGGCGTCTAATGCAGCCACAAGTGCTACTGCAGCTGCAGGGAGTGCATCTACCGCTGGAACAAGTGCAACCAACGCTGCCTCCAGTGCAACTAACGCCGCTACCAGTGAGACCAATGCAGCCACCAGTGAAACTAACGCAGCCAATAGTGCTACATCTGCATCTACCAGTGCAACCAATGCTGGCACCTCGGAAACCAATGCAGCTGCTAGTGCTTCTGCAGCATCGGGCTATGTAACGTCTGTAACTACGCAGGCGAACAACGCAGCAACCAGCGCAACAGCTGCAGCCACTAGTGAGACCAATGCTGCATCAAGTGCAACAGCGGCTTCCACTAGTGCATCTGGGGCAAGCACCAGTGCATCTAATGCAAACACCAGTGCAACCAATGCTGCATCATCAGCCTCTCAAGCAGCCTCTAGTGCAGCCGCTGCAGCCTTAGCAGCTGACAACTTCGATGACACATACCTAGGAAGTAATGCGTCTGATCCTACTACGGATAACGATGGTGACGCATTGAATGCTGGGGATCTCCACTTCAATACCACCAGCAACACACTGAAGGTTTACAATGGTTCTGCTTGGCAAGACGCAGCCATAGATAGCTCTGGTTTCGTTCAGACAACTGGCGATACCATGACGGGTGATCTTACGACTACTGGGCTGACATTAAATAATGGTGCAACTATCGTTGCAATTAACAGCAGCAATGTAAATTCAAGGTTAGACTTAATTGCTTCTAGAACATCATCAAATCTTTCATCATTTTTATTTAAAGATGATCAAGATAGAAGCAAACTAAGCATAGCTCAAAGCGGCGACATCAGCTTTTATGAGGACACAGGCACCACGGCAAAGTTCTTATGGGATGCGAGTGCGGAGAGCTTGGGGATTGGGACAGCATC